GTGACTTGATGGCCTTATGAAGATACGAAAGTGTGTTTCCCTTGTTACGATCAACTAATCCAGATGTGCAATATGTAATTGCATCTTTTGCAATCTTGATGCCTTTATCGCCACCTGCTTGGGTTGGATTAGCAACGGGATATGTGAGTTTTGGTTGATATAGAAAATACTCGTCAATCTCTGGAAACTCATAATCCATGGGATCTGGGTTTCTATTATTGAGTCTATTTAAAGTAGTGACTTGATCTCCAGGTTTTTTCTTCTGCTGGCGAATATATCGCATTTTCATTGCGTCAATATAACGCAACTCTTGAATACCCTCTGAGGGATTTTTTAAATCAATAATTTTATGGTAATAGATTCTACCGTCAATATACCAATTGCGATAGATTTCATGTGCTTTCTTATCAAAATCCAATAAATCTAAGATGTACTTAAATTCTTTGCGAATTTTATTCTTAATACCATCACTTGCATTAAGATTTGATAGTTCAATCTCTACAGGACTATCGTTTGAATCTGAAACAACTGCTTCATTTACAATATCTTCAATTGCACTGTCACACTCTGGATGAAGTGACATCTCACGATATCGTTTGATTAATTCAAACTCATTTCTATAGACACCTTCTAAATCAACATGTGTACCAAAAAAACCACTACTCGCGTAGTGGTCAACCCCGTCCTCATTACTGGGAGGAACCGGGGAAACCGCTCCGGGAGATAGTGGTTCTGTGTTCTCAATCGAGAACCCAAATAATTTGGACATGATTTATATTATTGAGGTTATCCTCAAACTATTTATTAGTCTAAAGATTAACCGCTGGTGGCAGCAGATCCTCCACTGACAGCTGCTCCGCCAAGTCTCTCAATACTTTGAACTGCAAAGGTAACAGTAAATTCTTCAATAGTATCTGAAGAATCATATGAGAGATCAATCGCAGAAACTTCTGTTGGGAAGATATCTATAAACTTGTAGGTTTGAAGTAAAGCATTTGCTGTTCCAGCGTTACTCTTACTTGATGGGTCTGCACCTCTACCCAATTGATAAACCATGGCAGACGCCATGTAAGCGTTTGGATCTGTAGCGCCTAGATTGTTATCAAGTTTAGCAAGTTGCTCGGTCCAGGTTTCAAATGCACCTCTTAAATCGAAAGACTCATCATTGATGATGGTAACAGTCCATGTATCAATGGTTCTGTCTCCAGCAACTTTGAAAATTCTTCCTCTAAAAGGAACATCAATAGAAGCTACGGTTTGAGCAGGAATGTTTGCTGCTTTGCACATGAATGCAAATTCAGTGGCATCAAAACCGGGTAAATCAAACCCAAGTCCTGAAAGTGTCATCTCTACTTCAAATAGATTGGGGCGAGCACCGCCCCCCTGCATAGCAGTTTTAAAATCAGAAATCGTTCTGTTAGTTCTTGTTGCCATTGTTGGATCCTCCTGTGTTTATTTAGATAAATTTATCAAACTCTACCGACTACTTCTTCAAAAGAAACACCGGTTCTAGTAGCAACAAACGTAAGCGTGATGTAGTTAATCGACTTAGTTGGCTTCAAGAAGATGTCTGCTCTGAATTCGTTATTATCAATAACGTCAGGAGTGTTGTTTGAAGAATCACAAATAACTCGGAATCCGAAGAGTCCTCTCTTCGACTGAACATCGCGGAGGAAAGGTTCGACAATGTTTCTGAAGTTTGCTCTTGTTAACTCATCGTTGAGTTCAAAGAGTTGTGCTTCTGCTGCTCTTTCAAGTGCCTGTTCAACTGTGAGGAAGAGACGGCGAACATTGATTCTGTCGAATGCAGATGCAAATCCAAGTGCAGTCTTATCACCAAACAGAAGAGTTCCAATACCAGGTTTGGTAACGAAAGAGTTGATTCTCTGTGGATAGAGACGATCTCTTTGTGCCTTACTAGGATTGTAAGCGAGTTTAACAGCATTGTTGATAACACCACGTTGCTGACCCGCAGGTGAGAACCAGGGGAATGCGACGAGTGACGTGCGTGTCATGAGACCTGCAACGTCTGCGTTAGCAGGAACGTAACGGAACTCATTGTTAAATCTATCAAACTGATACTTATATCCACTATCAAATACAGCGTAAGATGAAGAATTCAATACTGAGAAGTAACTAATCAGGTTATTTGTCTGGTCATTGCTATTAGTAACATTAACCAGATTTCCTCTGTGAGGTCCAACAACTGCCATGCAGTCTTTTCTTAACTCTGCAATAGAGATTAATTTATTTGCTTTTGCCTGAGACTCTGATTCAGTGAGGCATCCTGGACCCATGATAAGATAATCAACTTGAATCTCATCTCTGTTGGAGAAGAGATCGTATGCCCTCATGGTATCAGAGAGTTCACCCTTCATTCCTCCTGGTATTGCACCGTAGTCAAGACCATTCAAGAGAGGATAAGTTACGTTGCCAATGGCAGCGAACGTTACGCCCTGAGCATCTTGTCTAAACTGACCATCAGCGGTAGTGACAGCAACGAAAGCATTTGCATCACCACTGGTGGTTGTAAATCCAGTTGCTCTAGGGATAGTTCCGTGATGAAGATCAGGAGCGAGTGATACGTTGTATCCTGCGTAGATGTTTTCGGAGAAGTCTGCGAGATAATCCTTATAGTAAATTCTCTGTGGAGCATTTACATTAGAAATCGCATCACTTGCTTTTGAAAGGTTGAGATGAGTCTCTAAAATATTACCTCTAATTCCGGTTACGCTACCGGTATCATCAGCGACTACAATGTGAAGAGCATCATTTCTACCATCTCTGTCTGAGACATAGACGTTTGTTGTGGGTTTGGGTGCTAAAGTCTTCCAGAAGATGGTTTGATTTTCAAGTTGAAGAGTTTGCTCTTCATACCAGTCTTTGACTGAAAGTGAAACTGGGGTAAATGATTTAGCAGCATCTGCACCATTACCAGTGTTGATACCTGCATTATTAACAGGGAAAATTGCATCACTACCGTCGAAGGATCTTAATCCGTTTCCTTCTGCATATGTAACTCTTGTTTCAGTTCCTGCAGAGGATACTTGAGAAACAACCTTAACTTCAATCGTGCTGAGCGAAGCAGTGGTTGAGGTATTAACACCGGTGATAATACCTTTCAGTGCTCCGGTAAAGATTCCAGTGCTTCCAATGCCAGGTTGTACTGCGCTGATTGCAGCAGTTACACCAAATCCAATTTGGAATCCAGAGAGACCAAGGTTAGTTGTATTGATGCCGATAATTTGATCAGCAGCATCGTCAATGTAACAAACCTTCAGTTTTTCTGCCCATGAACCAGGGTTCTTAGCGGCATACGTGAAAGATGCGTCCGTGGTGTGATTGTTCTGATAGTCATCGTAGTTATAGACTTGCAGAGCATTTGTTGATGCGATACCAACACCAGCGTTAGCATTTCTTAAATTGCTATCTGCCTGTCTGACAACCTTGAGAACGCCTCCGTAAGAAAGGAAGTTAGAAGCACTCATCCAGTACTCATACTGGGTGTCTGTTGACAATGGTTTGCCAAAAGTGTTGATTAACTCTTGCTCTGTGCTGATGTCAATTGCTTCTTCAACAGGTCCGATTCTAAAAGGACCAGCGATTGCGCCAATATTATCTAAAACGTTATCAGCTCTTCCTACAGTTAGGTCAACCTCCCTTACCAATACTCCAGGAGATAATTGAGGAGTCGCCATGTTTTTGTTCTCCGTGTCTCAGTTTATCTGAAAGTATTTAGAATTTGCAGCACTTTCAGAGGGGAAATAAGACGTGAATTACCAATCAGGATATTCCCAACCAATATTTTGTTTCTTTGGGGTATTTACAACCCTTTTGATCGTACATTCTTTGCATTCATATGAATAAGAGGATGCAACAGGTCCTCTGTCTTTTCTTGTTCTATAAAATCCCTCTAACAAATTTTTAATTTCTCCACAAGTTCTACATTTTCTATCTTGAAGTAAAAGATGACCAAGTTTTATTTGACCATCAAAGTCTATCATGATAGATATTCCCACATAAAAGATCTGTCACCATATTCATCTGCTTTAAACCATCTATCTCCTTCATCATCAGTAAAACTCTCATCATCTAAACCATCCGACATGAAACCAAATGGTGCCATATCTTGTTCAATTTGATTTTTCTGTTCCTCATATAATCTTTTTCTTACGTCCTGATCAGTTAATTCCTTAAAGTAGTCCATTTGGACCAACCAGGCATAGATAACAAGACACATTGCTAGGTCATCATTACAACCTTCTTCTGCCTCAAAAGAATTACTCTTTGAGATGAAAGTTGTTAGTTCAGAAATAATTTCATAATCACAAAAAATAAGTTTGTTTTCCTCAATCAAAGTTTTGAGATTTAGTGATCCAACACATCAGAAGATTTTGATATTCAAGATCATATTGAATAATACTTGCTACTTGATCTCCAATATCATTTACTTCGCATAAGATATATGCACCATTATAATTTTTTGCTACTTCATAGATGATGTTGGGGAACAACATCGGTTTAATTTCATTATTTCTATACTTAGCAACAACTTTGTGAGGGAACTCGGTAATATCAACACATACAAATGCTGAGTAATCTTCACCAACTCCCCTTGCTACATCAACTGTCATTACATAATCATGTTTATCTTTTGGTGCTTCATAGATATCCAATCCTGCATTTCGTTTTAAAGGATTTTCATATACTAATGATCTAAGTTTACTAGGAGCAATCAAAGTATCAACTGATCCTAAGAACTCACATTCAAACTCAACCTTAAATTGTGCTTCAGATGTGTTGGCAATTGTAGTTGCTTTCCACTTATCATCTCTACCGGGAACTTCAGACCAATGAACATCAGTTGGCACATATTCATTTTGATTTCTCTCTGCATCGTGCCACATACGGTAGAAATGATTCATACCATGTGGAGTAGAAACAATAATTACTTTGGTGCTTTTACCAGAAGTAATAGTAGGATAAACAGAGGCAAAGAACGAGTCAGCAACGTGATTTGGGACGAAGGCGAACTCGTCGAGAAAGAGGATGTTAAACGACATACCTCGGACAGCACTTGCAGACGTAGACGCTGCCAATATCTTACTGCCATTTTCTAACTCCAGGGATCCTCTGTTCCATACTAATACACCTTGCTGCATCCATTTAGGAAGATTTTCATATGCGGTTTGTAATCTTCCAAGTAGTTCTCTTGCTGTTGCTGCTTTATTTGCTAGTATGCCAATATTAACACTATCGTTGAAAACAGCATAGTGTAAAAGATACGACACAACAGTAGTTGATTTACCAGTCTGCCGTGGCATCTTACAGATATTAAATCTGTTTTCATGGAAGTTATTAATTAACTTCTCCTGAAAATCATATGGTTTAAAAGGAACTAGACCTTCATCAAGGGATACGATTTTTACATAGTTCTGGGCAAAATAAACGGGATCCTCCTTACATTTTAAAAACTCAAGAACTTGATCTTCAGTAAATTCAATTGGAGTATTCGCTTTTTTTAAATTAGGATTACCAAGATATACTTCACTCATAAAAAATCAGCAATTCCACTTTCTAAGAGATTTATTGATTCTGCTATCTGGATCATTAGCAGTTTTTGAAGAAGTTAACTTCTTCTTCATTCCTTTCATTCGAGCGCAGAACGATGCGCGACGGGGGTTTCCAACCTTCTTGCTTGGTGCCTTAAGGTCAGATCCTGGATTTTCTCTTTCATATTCGGATACCTGGTAGCTTTGTACTTTTGCGCCAGGATATACAGTTTCAATCGTTGATTGAATTTCTGCTCTACTAGGAACCTTAACTGAAGGGAAGAACATTTTAATCATGTAGAACTTTCCTCTCCAATTCAGAGAGACTGCTATAACATTACCAGTTTTAGATGGCATTCTTACTGCCTCTTTAACCATGTCAGGGCATTCCTTCTTGCCATGCACCGGACATTCCTCACCCTCGTGGTTGTGCATACAACCTTTCTTTTCATCAATCAGTTCAACTTCTTCTTTCTTGGTTTTCTTAACACAGTTTGGAT